CCTCGATTTCGGCCAAAAGTTCCTCGGAAAGTCCTGTTTCCTGCGGCTCTCCTGCATCAAGGTGCTTACAGTGCTGTTCCAGCGCCGCATAATAGGCGGCGGAGTTTTCCCGGAAATGCGCTCTGCACTCTGTGATATCCGCTTCGGCAGCGTGTGGTGCTGCTGCCGTTTGCACCGGTCGCAGAGGCGATGACACCCTGCTCCCAATCCGTCACAGGGATGCCGCGCAAAGCAGATACGGCTTCGATTTCCTCAGATACAGCCTTTGCCGCCTCCGTCGCCGCTTCCACCTCAGTAATGTGCGCCAGCAGTTCATCCAGCGAAGGCACAACCTCGCCCGGATCAATCAGCGTATCAGTCTGCGTCAGGCGTACAACGCCATCAATCACGCGAACAGTCCCCGTGGCCTCTGTGCTGCTAACCTTGATTGCCAGCGAAAACGTACCTTCCTCTGTGTAACAGGCTTCAGGAAGGTCAACATATACCGTATTGCCTTCATGTGCGCCCTCACACACCACCGTTTCACTGTTCGGCCTGATGAAATATCCCATCACCGCACAGCCCGTCAGATCAACCGCTTCACCAGCACGGTTCACAACCGCGCCAAAGCGGTTCGCTTTCGTGTCTCCCGTTGCCAGCAGGACACCCGTATTCGTCCGCAATAGCGGTTTGTTCAGGTCAACTTCCCGCACATCATAGCGGATAAAATCGCCCATGTGTTACACTTCCTTTCACGTTCCACCTATAAGCGGATAATCCGTAATGGAATGAAAATACTCCTGTGAAACCTCGTCAAAAAATGCCGCTGTCCCATCCGGCATGTACGCGGGAATCAGCTTGCGCACAAGCTCATCACCCTGCCACATCTCCATTAGATAGATTTTGCCGACATACTGAGCGGATTGAACATTGCCACTTGCTGCACGGCATGTGCCGACCACCAGAGATCCGATGGTCTCGAAATCGCTGACCGTGCTAAATGCAGTCGTCCCATCTGCACGTGTTATGCCGCTCTTGCTTACAATGGCAGTATGTGCAACATCATCGTGCACATTTATGGTTTTGCCAATCGACCTGCTGCCAAATCGCCACGAGCCGCCGCTTGACAGATACGCCGTGACAGATGCGGTGTTGCCAGTGTTGACCACGCCATACAGATACATGGCCGAACTGCTTTCGCGCGTGTACACGACCCGGATTTTTGTGTCCTGATTGCACACAATCCCCGTATCGACAATCTGGTCTCCAGTAAACTGACAATAGCCGATGCGCTCCACGCTTCCGCCACCCGTCGCCGTGACCACAATATCCCGGTCGCAGTATTTCCCCGCCGTCAGCAGTCGCTTGCTTGTGCCACCCTCAACGGTGATGCTGTACTCGCTCATGCGGTCTCACCCCCGTATACGGGCAGGGAAGCAATCACAGCAGCGACCATATCAGCCTCGTCTGCATCGGTGTAGTAATCCACGCCTTTTACTGGAGTATAACCGTCCTTGCCATCCTGACCCGGTGCGCCATCCTTGCCATCTCTACCGTCCGCGCCCTTGATGCAGACAGGCGCAGGATTCTGCAAGTCTCTGTCATTCGTCCAAGAGAGGATGCCGTCAACAGATACGAAAGGTATGAATGTCGCACCATTCTGGCCGTCATAGAGAACCTGCGTTTCGCCCAGGTCAACAGCAAAAGCCTGCTCACCATCAAAGGAAGCAGGCAGAACCTCGTTCATTTCCTCGAAGGATACCGTCATTTTCATGACAGCACCTCTTCTTCAAGGCAGGCGCACACCGTCGCCTTCATGGGCTGACTGGCAAACGCCTCGTCAGAAATGGTCAATACCCTGATTTGGATATCAACACAATTCCCATCCGTCAGCGTAAGCGTGTCTTCCTGCTTAAGCCTTACAGAGATCGTCTTGCCCTCCATCACGCAGTCAGTCTCGTTCTTTACAAACTTAACCACACCCCTCTGAGCGTAGATAATGCGCACCTTCGCCACATTCTCCACTTCAAAAGGAATGGTATAAACGTGTGTCGGTGTCGTGCCTCTAATCATTGTTCATCACCTCTGTTTACGCAATCCACTTCTTCTGCGCAATGTACTTCTCCAGCGCATATCGCATTGCGTCCATCAAATGATTGAAATCATCAATCGGCTTGTTCTGCTTCGTTCCGAACTTGTCTGTGTCCCATGTGTAGTTGCTGATCTCCGTCAGGAAGTTCACGCACCTCGGATGAATGATGATCTCCAAATCCTGAATCCACTGGATACCATTCTTGATGCTGTCCCGGCCTTTCTTTGCGGCCTTCACCCTCAGACCCAGCGTCTTCAGCTCATCAATCGACTTCGGTTCAGCCGAATCAGCCGTAATAAACTCCTTCGCATAGCCCATCAGCTTGACATTGTTTGCAATCGCCCGGTTCGACAAGCCCCTCTGATACATCTCGTCAAATACAAAAAGCCGCTTTGCCTTTGCATCCAGCAAACCGCAAAACAGCGTTGAAGGGTCGTTCGTATATCCAAAGTCAATTCCAAACGCAGATACAAGATTCGGATTCGCCTTCAAAAACTCCGGCGATGTATGGTCAAACGCTTCTTCTCTCCAGTTCTCATACACAAGGCCGTCAACAATGCCCCATCCACCAAGGCCAGCAACCGCATAACGCCTCGGATTTCGCTTCTTCATGTCCTCAAAGACCCTGATATCAGCTTCATCCAGCCACTCATTACACATGTAATTCGTGGTCAGCGCCAGCACATCCGGATTCGGAGGACAATCGAAGAACCTCTTCTTCAGCCAGTGCTTCTCATTCCACGGGTTGAACGTGATGATCCACTGCTTATAAAGCCCTTCAGGACATTCACCACGGATGGATTCGTCAAGGATGTCGAAGTCTTCTTCCTTCATCACCTCATAAGCCTCTTCCAACCATGCCCAGCAAAGGACACCCACATCAACCGTGATAGACGTAACCTTCAGCGGATCATCCAATCCCCTGAAATAAATCTTTTGACCCGTGGGCTTGTACACAGCCTCCAATGGATTGACCTTGAATGTCCAGAAGTCATCCACTCCCAGCCGATGCACAGCCCACTTCAGCTCCGTGTAACAGGATTCCTTCAGCGTTCTGAACGTCTTGCGAATCACCAGCGTATTCGGGAGCAGTCCCGTGGGCTTTCCATCCTTGTCAAACGGAAACGCCATCATGTTCGTGATGATCCTCAAAGCCGTTGTCTTGCTCTTCTTTGATGCACGACTGCCCTTGCACACAAGATAACGCCCTGTAAACCTCCAGAATGAGCCGTAGCCCTTTCCAACAAGCTCAGGCAGACTGAGTGTCTGCTTATTTTTCTGCGCCTCCAAAGCCCCGTTTCACCCCCCCCTTAAAACGCATTCTCTTATTTAGTCTTCAAGATCGTCAGCACCGGCAATAACAACAGGTACAGCACCATGTACTTCCTGCTTGTCCGTGTACAGACCATAACGCTTGCCAATCAGCTCCGCTGCCTTTAGCCTTTCCTTCTCATCAGGCGCTTTCTGAACGTTCCTCGGCTCACTCATGTAGTCGCCAGTGTTCACCACAACCACAATTTCAGCCTTCGATTCGCCCCTCAGTACCTTCGTCAGATACTTCAGCACCTCATCCTGGCTTGCAATCAGTTCCTTTTCCTTCTCTTCCATCCTTGCATCAATGTATTCCCTGATAATCGGATTCTTCAGCAACTGATTCGCAATCGAATACGCCGTCTTCTCAGAATAACCGGCTCTCTTCGCAGCCTTCGTGCCATCAAGGTCAATCAGATATTCATCCGCAAACCTTTTCTGCTTCTCAGTCATTACATTCTTTGCCTTCGCCATGACTTTTCTTCTCCTTTCTGTTTTGTAATTCGCTCAAAACGCCCTCTGTAAGCTCTTCTGCTGTTCGACATAGACTAACTCTCACTTCAACGCAGAACGCCTCAGAAGGCCATTTCTGACCGTTTTAGGCATAATAAAAGCCCAACCGTTAGGTCGGGCGCGCCAATACTATATTTCTATTCTGTGTTTTTTTGACACTCAAATGAGAGAGTGAGCGGACGCAGAGGTTGACGGGGGGCGGGCGGATGGATGGACGGACGGACGGAGGGAGAGAGAGCGACAGCGAGCGAGACAGACGGAGGCATCGAGCGAGTGAGACAGAGCAAGAGCGAATCGGGACGAATCATCATGCACAAATCATCATGCACGAATCAGGCATGAAAAAAGCGCAGGCCATGAGTGCTTGCGCTTGTCTTGTCTTCTGCTGTCAATCGTCCGTGCTGGTCTGCTCCTCCCCTGCTGCACTCCCCTTGTACGGTATGCATGCAGCCACGCTCCCGTCAGGCCGGATGAACCGCAGTTCAAGCGAACATTTGAGCGCATTTGCAATAGGCAGCAGGTCTGCCGTGATTCGGTGGTCTGGCTTGCCAATAGTGCGAGCCAGCGCAGGCCTGCATACTCCTACCCTCTGCGCAAGCTCCTCTTGTGTCATGTCCTCTTGCGCCTGCAGCACCTTCACCGCCTGCCGGATCGACTTGTACTCCATGTGTGCATGTCCTCCTGTCATGGATTGATGCTCACATTGTAGCACAAACTGCAACAGATTGTCAACCGAATATTCCGGCGCATTTCCTGCTTGAATGTTCGTGTTTTCTGAAAATGTTGCATTTTCCGCTACTTTCTTTCTAAAACCCCTTGCAATTTGTAGCAATATGTGTTACAATAAAGACAGTTAAAAGAGAGGTGCAAACCTCAACCAGGATCGACCCAAACAGCCAGGAGGTGCAAACACAACCCGCCGCCGATCCCCCACAAACCCCGCCGCTCTACTCCTTCAAGTTTCCTCAAAGCTAAAACCCGATCATCAGTTTTTGAAAAACCGATCAACAGGAGGTTAAAACCATGAAGAACATCAGCATGACGAACTACGTTAAGAATGGCCGCAACTGGGAAGAGGCATACCGCAACACAAACCCCGCTGAGGTCTATGAATCCCTTGCTCACGCTCTGATTGCAAAGAAGATTCACGAATGCCATTACATCAAGAGCATCAAGCAAGCGAGCAATTACGACGGCACGCAGACCATCACCGTATACCATAATAACGGAGTCAAGACGGTTTACATCGTAGCAAACCACTAAACAATCCGCCTGATGATGATTGACTGGTTATCAATCGAAACGGCCTAAAGGCCGTCGCGGAAAGCTAAACCGCACAGCCGCCGCCGGGCTAACAATCAGACGGTCACGAAACCCCGCAAGGGGATAGCACACAACCCGCCTTTAGCCCGTATCTGCAAGCCCCTGCAAGCACGGCAGCAACCGCCCTTGCAAGCGTCAAGAGATACAAACAAGCGATTCAGGCGGATTCCCTCACCGATTCCACACAAACAGGAGGCCAGACAAATGACGATCCGCGAACAGCTCCAACTTCTAAACCCCCGTTACACTCCCGCCGCCCTCGCTGAAATGGCAAGGCAACAGAGGCTTTCAGTGTGGCGTACATGGGGGGAATCCCTCGCCTGCATTGCCTGCGGCGCGTTCATCGGCCTGCTAATTGTGTTCATCGCTGGTTGACCCCCTCAACACAAACCCATTTTGAAAGGAGAAACAAAAATGTCCTGCTTCATCCTCTCCCACGAATCCACCCGCCGCATTGCTCACACCCTGGCGGATATCCTCGACGCTGTAACCTATGGCAACACCTGCACCATTGCCACCGACGCTGCACGCGCCTCCGACCTTCAGAATGCCTTTGCACAGTACTACAACCCCCGCAAGGGTTACAACGCCGAAGCCATTGCAGCAGACCTTTACCGCCTCAATACAGCCGCCTACAATGGCAGGTACAGGGAGAATGAGCTGCCCACAATGTTACCGTCGTTGCGCCACTCCTGCACCATCTACAAGCAAGCAGAATACACCCAGACCGGGCGCGGAATGTCCGAAGCTCCGCAGGAATGGCATTTTCACCTTGTCAAACTCCTTGACTGTTACCTGTACCAGACCGCAGAAGACGCGACCAGCGCCGACCCTCTCCGCAAGTCCCTGAAAGCCTTTAACGCCTCGTTAATGGCCGGGATCATCCATCATTCCCCCGCCTACGACCTGCACCAATGGGGAGTATAACCACACACAAGCGCAAATTTCCTTGCCAACAGGCAGGATAACAGGAACAGATAAAGAATCAATGCAACAGCTTAAAACGCAAAGGAGGCCATGCTACATTGAAGACATTAAAGCGCGTTTTGCTCGTCCTGTTTGCTCTGTATCTCTCATTGAGCCTTGCCGCCTCCGCTATTGTGCAATGGAGCGATAACAACGCCATAACCCGCGCCATTGTCAATAACCGATACGGCCTGATGATTGTAAACTATGATTCATCTTTTGATACACTCGCTATTCTGTCACCCTTCAACAACTATTGCGACATCTTCATGCTGGTTATCGACTTTACCGACGGGATCGACTTTTACACGGACGGCCTTGATTATTTCGGT